AGACATTGTGCCACCAATACCATCTTCAATGTCTTTTGTTTGACATACACCAGAAAACTCTTCACCCAGAGGATAAGAACTCCTCACATAGTCGAACATACCCATTATGCTACTCCATTCAGTTTGGATTGACTATAAAAGTATTATACAATAAAAAAAGCACCCCCGTAAAAGAGTGCTGTGACGGTTGTGGAAGTGGTCTAACGACTGGTGAACACAGTTGCCTTTGGATACTTCTTACAGGCATCCAATACTTTCTCAACAAAAGGGACAAAGTGGTCATAAACTCCCCAACCATTAGGAGAGTCAAACTTCTTGAAATGGTCGGGATTGGATTTTAGTTTCTCCAACCCCTCCTCAAGAGGATCAATTAGCATACCAGCAGTCGGGTTTGCCTCCCAGTCAAGAAGTTCCTCTGGTCTCCATAAAACAGTGTAAATTCCTGCCTTATCTGCCATTTCTCCTAAATTATGAGTGATATTAGCATCAAATAATTCAAGGAAATAAGGTTCTTCACCACCAGTGTCAACGTCCATTCCCAACCAAATATCAAGAGACATAATCAGTTTTCCTCCAGTCGGTTAAATGCTTTGATGAGTTTCTCGGTGGCAGCACCTTCTTCGATTAGACGCTTCAGTCTGTGTTTGGGTGTCTCGACGACATAAGTCCACTCCTTACCGTTGATGGTGCCCCGGATAGTGCCATCAACATTACCTTTGACACTGCCCCAGACGTTGCCATTGACATTGCCACAGACATTGCCATCGATATTGCCGACATTGCCACAGACATTGAGGATGAACCATTGACCGTCATAGGTCTGTTCAAACGTGACGAGTTGAAGTGCCTCTTCGAGTGTGATTTGTTCAGTCATTAGTTTGATTGATTACAAGAGTATCATACAATAAAAAAGCACCCAGTCAAGGAGTGCTGTGACAGTTGTGGGAGTGGTCTTATTATCAAGAATGGTATTAATTACATCAGCACCTTCAAGATCAGCACCCTTCAGATTGGCACACTCAAGATTAGCATTCTCAAGAATAGCAAACTCAAGATCAGATCCACCCCAAAGACCAGCACCTGTGTAACAGCCATGGTAACTATGGGAAAGTCTTCTGCTGTCGATAAATATTTCTCTACAAAGTTTGATAATGTTCGTGATTCCAATAGTTTTTTAAGTCGTTTGTTTTCTTCCTCAAGTTCTTGAATCCTAAGGTCTTTGTCCTTCATTGGAGTTGTTTGCTTATGAATGTATTATAGGGCATCTGGTGTCCTATAAGTCAGATGGTGGACGGTTTGGGAAGTGGTCTTATTAAAGGTTTAGTGGGTTTCCTTTAATAAGAGAAATGCTTATTAAAAGTTATAGTGCTTCCAGATTTTCTACTTTTTCCACAGATACAATATCTTTATGTTTATTTCTTTTGCCAGATGCCATAGCATATATGTGGTGTGGACTATATCCTTCACTCTTTGCCCAACGATATACACTATTCCTTTCAATTACATAACCATTATTAAAAGTTATTCTATAAGTTTTAGAATGAATACATTTTTCTTCAGTATTCCCTCTCATTTTTATCTTATCTTCTTCAGAATGCTTTCTTCCAATGTTCCTACCTTTACTGGCAGCACTCATTTTTATTCTGGTTTCAAGTGATTTAGTTTTTCCAGTATGAGAAATACTCAATTTTCTTTTTGCTTCTTCACTCATAACAAATCCAGAAGATCCTTCTCCACCATCACTCATATTACGAAGAATACCTGTCCCTAAATCTTTTCTACCAAACACAAAAATCATATATTTTTCGTGTTTAAATGCTTCCTCTTCTGTAATGTTTTGTTTTAGAAAAATGATTCTATTTTTATCTTTTGGAGGACTAAAATGTTTTGTATTGCGCCTTCTATGTTTACGATTTATTCTATTTCCCCTACCTTTACCAATGTAATAAGGTGTGCCGTCTTCACGCAAATATGCGTAAGTGTAGTATTCCATCTGCTTTGTTTGTGGTTATAGTTATTTATACAAGTTTACATTAAAAAAGGGGTCTTATGGACCCCTTCGTTTGCTTGAATAACCACAAACAAGCATTATTATTTAGAGGGCATTACCACGCGGCAAAACCTCATCAGGAAAGACAAAACGCTCTCCTGGCTGATCTACTGGAGCCATCCAAGCACGGATTCCTTCATTGAGAAGTATGTTCTTTGTTGTAAATGTCTCATATTCAGGATCTTCAGCAGCACGGATTTCTTGACTCACAAATTCATAAGACCTCAAATTAAATGCCAATCCAATGATACCAATAGATGACATCCAGAGACCTGTGACAGGCACGAAAAGCATCAGAAAATGTAGGAATCTTTTATTGGAGAATGCAATACCAAAGATTTGAGACCAAAAACGATTAGCCGTAACCATTGAATAAGTCTCTTCCTCTTGGGTAGAGTCAAATGCCTTGAAAGTGTTTGCTTGTTCACCATCTTGATACAACGTATTCTCTACAGTCACTCCATGAATTGCTGATAGGAGTGCCCCTCCAAGTATACCAGCAACACCCATCATATGGAACGGGTTGAGTGTCCAATTGTGAAAGCCTTGGAGGAACAGCAAAAATCTGAATATCGCCGCAACACCAAAGGACGGCGCAAAGAACCAACTGGATTGTCCGAGAGGGTAGATGAGGAATACACTAACAAATACGGCAATAGGACCTGAAAAAGCAATCGCATTATAGGGACGAATACCGACGAGACGAGCAATTTCGAATTGACGTAACATGAAACCTATGAGAGCAAAGGCTCCGTGGAGTGCCACAAAATTCCAGAGTCCCCCAAGTTGACACCACCTGACGAAATCTCCCTGAGACTCAGGACCCCAAAGTAGAAGAAGAGAATGACCCATAGCGTCAGCAGGGGTACTGACTGCGGCCGTTAAAAAGTTAGCTCCCTCCAAATATGAACTGGCTAACCCATGTGTATACCAACTTGTAACAAACGACGTGCCAGTAAGCCAGCCACCAATTGCCAAATAAGCAGTGGGAAAAAGAAGGAGTCCAGACCAACCCACAAAGACAAAGCGATCTCGTTTAAGCCAGTCATCAAGGACATCGAACCACCCCCTTCTTGGAGGAGTCATAGTGCTTGCTACCATTGTTATTTTCCTTTCTTAAGTAAAACAGTTGTGGCCAAGTATCACGAATGATCTCGGCAAATTTGTAAGGTGTCTCCGAAGTTATCATAACTTTACATTTGAGGAGAAAAAAATAGGGTCCCGAAGGACCCTAAGGTTAGGTTGTATATCGTATCAACCGATGTTAGGAGCAGTCAGGGCCACAGGTGTGGACTCAGCTGCTGCAAGATCAAGTGGGAAGTTGTGTGCGTTACGCTCATGCATAACTTCCATTCCAAGACCAGCACGGTTGAGGACATCTGCCCAAGTGTTCAGAACGCGACCCTGACCATCAATGATGGACTGGTTGAAGTTGAAACCGTTCAGGTTGAATGCCATGGTGGACACACCAAGTGCAGTGAACCAGATTCCAATGACAGGCCATGCTGCCAGGAAGAAGTGAAGTGAACGTGAGTTGTTGAACGATGCATATTGGAAGATAAGACGACCGAAGTAACCGTGAGCGGCAACAATGTTGTAGGTCTCTTCTTCTTGACCGAACTTGTAACCATAGTTCTGGGACTCAGTTTCAGTTGTTTCTCTTACGAGTGAAGATGTAACAAGTGAACCATGCATCGCTGAGAACAGTGAACCACCGAAGACACCTGCGACTCCCAACATGTGGAAGGGGTGCATCAGGATGTTGTGTTCTGCCTGGAAGACAAGCATGTAGTTGAATGTACCAGAGATTCCAAGAGGCATACCGTCAGAGAACGAACCTTGCCCGAATGGGTAGACGAGGAAGACTGCAGATGCTGCTGCAACAGGTGCAGAATATGCAACACAGATCCAAGGTCTCATGCCCAGGCGGTAGGAGAGTTCCCACTCACGACCCATGTAGCAGAAGACACCAATGAGGAAGTGAAAGACAACGAGTTGGTAAGGACCACCGTTGTAAAGCCATTCATCAAGAGATGCAGCTTCCCAGATGGGGTAAAAGTGAAGTCCAATTGCGTTGGAAGAAGGAACGACAGCACCAGAAATGATGTTGTTACCGTAGAGAAGTGAACCTGCGACGGGTTCACGGATGCCATCGATGTCCACAGGAGGAGCAGCGATGAACGCAACGATGAAACAGATGGTTGCTGCCAACAGAGTTGGAATCATCAGTGTACCAAACCAACCAACATACAGACGGTTGTTGGTGCTTGTAACCCACTGACAAAATTGTTCCCAAGTATTCGATTGTGTTTGTTGACGTGAAAGTGTAGTCATTTGAATTTAACAGAAAGTAAGACCATCAGGGAAATGGTGGTTTTACTATTCCTCTACCACCCTCAGGTAGAGGTATGAGAGACGTTATTTAGACACCCTATAGGTCTCGGTTTGAGGGGTGTTTTGAAACCATTAAAAAACTTTACATTCTTTAATGTGTTGACTTATTTATAATACTATAGTTACTCGAATCCGTCAACCTCTTGACACCAGTTTAAAAAGTGTCTAGAATACCTTTGTCTGGTTTGAAGGATAACTTATAGCTTATTAATACCTATATTCATCAATTTTACTTAGAATTTTATCTAAGTACTTATGAGTAATAAAAGTCATTCCTTCAGTGTATCTTTCTTTATAAAGTTCATCTTTTAGTTTCAAGACAAAACATTTAATTTCATCTTTACTGAGTCGATTTCTTGGCATAAAATTTTCTATTAGTTACTTTTAAATTTTTCATCTATAAATCTTTGTCTTTTATTCCAAGTATCCTTTTCCCCATAAATGTGACCTTTTTTATGGGAAGGATTAATACATTTTGGATCTTCTACAAGACCACAAACAAGATTAGATAAGGTTTCAGGATCTCCAGGCTTACCAGTGCCGCTCCAGTAATGTCTACCATTTAACCAAATAGCTCCGCATCTTGGACATTCTTTTCTTTCTAATGAAAAATTAGATAGTTCTTTTTCTTCCATGTAATTTTGGAATCGTATACTATTTACTCATGATATTCGGAAAAAAATAAAATAACAATAATATATTAACTTATCCTGACATACATTAAAAAATTTTAAAATTTCTAAATACATTTGGTGTAAAGTATATTCATCCAAATGAAAAAAGTACTAGTTGCTTTTGGAATGTTACTGATGACCGCAAGTGTTTCAAATGCTGGCGGACTTATTACTAAACACGCTTCTAGTGTTCAACTGACTGTCGATTCCGCTAGGTCTACCGCCACAAGAATTGCTCATGGTATGTCAATCTCTGGTAGTGGGGTAAGTACCACCGATGGAACTACATCAGGTGTTGTTGGTAACTCTGTATTGATGACCAGTGATGGTTTCACTGGTGCTGCCAGTGTAGTCACAGCATCTCAAGCAACAAGTGGTGATGCTTTCACCTTTACTGCTTCTTATACACAAGGTGATGCAATCCCAACCAGTGCTCCTACAGTAGGAGATGTTCCTAATTTCGGTTCCATCACTTCTTATACAGCTGGAACTGCAGGTTCTCTGGCAGGTACTGTTGATAGTTCTCATGCTACAACACTAACAGCTGGTGGAGCAGGTACAACTGCAACGGGTCAATTCGTTTCGGAAATCACTGTAATCGACTGATGACTAACCTACAAGAAGCAATCGGTCTCGGATTGGTTCTTGGTGTAATCCACGGGTTAACTGCACCTGCATGGTCAGTGCCCGTGGTCCCTAACTTCACACGGGGCTCCATGACCAGTCGTACAGAAACTACAAGTAAAGTAACAGAAACCATCAACTCGATGGACTACAACACCGGATATCAATATTCTGCTACAGGAAGTGGTATCGAAACAACCAATGGGACATTAAGTCCCACAACTGGGAATATAAATGTAACTATTAATGGAGTGACATCATCATGGACAGGAGTAACATCAACACCAAAATACAAACAGGTAACACCAGGAGCAACGTTTCAGTTTACAGAAACGTACTCGGGTCCTGGTTTAAGCAATCAAACAATCATTCAAAGAACAACAGAAATACAAAGCGTCACAGATACAACAAGTATTTTTACGCAATAATTTTAAGTGCATTATTTCCATCTTCATCATTTGCTGAAACTGTTGGTGGTGTTTCTGCTACTGCTTCTCCTGTCGCTAATAGTTCAGGCTCCGTTACAAACCAAGCTATTCAGGTCCTTCAGGGACCATACATTACTAACACCTACGGAGGTGGTATCCAATGTCAAGGTCCCACTCGAAACTTTACACCTTATGTAACAGGAACTGCATCAGCATCAAAACCATATGAACCATATTATATGGATCCTGTTTATGATATCAGTGATTTGAACGATGATGGATTAATTGATAACCCAGGAGACATTCTCTTTAAAAAGAAAACAAGAACTGGACAGAAGGATAACTATAGTCTAGGTGTCGGTTTCTCCATGACGTGGAGTACACCAACTGACAAGAAGATGCAGGATCTGTGTAAGAAAGCAGCAGAAACTCAGATCGAATTGAATGCTCAACTCACTGCTAACAAGAGATTGGATTTTGAAATTGCCAGACTCAAGAATTGTGGAGATTTGATGTTACGTGGAATTCAATTCCATCCCAAGAGCCCTTACTATAAAGTGTGTGCTGATGTCGTAGTGAATAATCCACCAGGACACAAGCACCCACACGTCCATGCTATCTCTTCCGTTTCCTCTTCCGTCTCGGGAAAACAGACCGTAATGCCTTCACTGCATGATTCATCTGACGCTGCTCTGCTTGGCGCTCCCTTACAGATAAAATAGGAGGTTTTTTGCCTCTTAGAGTGGAGATCTTCTTTATCACTTTCTTCACTGCAGGTTTCATTGCTTTCAATAGAAGATCGGCAAGAGGTTTTGCAAGTAGTGCTGAAGTAGTCGCGACAACAGCAACACCACCCACCTGAACAACTTGTCCACCACTAGGAAGTCCTGCTACCACCTGTTGAGGTAGTGGGACTTTTTCTGTTATCTGGACACACTCGTTACCTTTCAATTCATAGGCAACAACCTTCTTTCTAAACCCCTCTAAGTATGTTCCAACAGGTTCTTTTGCTTGTTGTCCTGGTGTAGGACACTCTACATTAGCAGTATTGATAGGAACTTCTGGTGCCTTCACTTCAGGAGTAGGAAGACTTTCTGGTTTTTCTGGTGTAGTTGTTTTTGGAACAGGTGCAACAGGTGCTGGAGTTGTAGGAATAATTTGTTCAGGATCATAATCAATAGGATTGAAACTAGGAGTTCCAGCATCACAAAGGGTAATCGTTCCTTTCGGATCGTCCTCCAATAATGATGTATTTTTTGGATTTTTTTCCTTATTAGCTTCTACACATCCAGGGATATTGACTATAGGTACACCAATCTGTTGTGTTACAGGAGGAACAGGAGGTATTGCCTGAGGTGGTGATATCAACCACTCACCAATCTCAGGTATATCCAATTTCCTAATTTGAATGTCACCAGTAATAATATCAGGAATTTCCATTAGTCATTAAAGAAATTTAAAATTGAAGTCCAAGCAGAATGAAAAGCAACGTAAAGAAAGAATTGATCTGATGCATCTTTCTTCACTTTTTTACGATAAGTAGATTGAGCCATAGTATTCTCCAATTTTTTACTATTTAACTAAACTCACCAAATTTTTATTCAAAATGGAATAGCAGGACCAGTTACACTAGGTGTTGAAGGGATGGCAGGACCAGTCATCGTTGGTAGTTCAGATACATTAGGTAGTAATCCTTCTACAATTTTTGGAATAGTCTCTGTAACTTCTTCGATTACTTTACCTCTTGCATCTTCAATCAGGGTATCAGCATTCTTGTAAAGATAAACACCACCACCAACTACTGATAGTGATACAAGTCCTGAAAGAAGTGCGATTGTGTTAATGACTTTTTGCATTTGATTACTCTACTAAAGTACCGTGTTGTCTACGAATTTCTCTCAACTCTTCAAAGTTCTTCTGTTTTGTACCCCCATCATATGCCCAAGCATATCCTTCAGTAATCATTTGTTCGTTGAGAGACACGTCTGAGTCCCCAATGTATAACCACCCAAGAAGACGACCATACTTGCCGACGCCACCGACAAGTTCAGTGCGGATAATAAGATCATCGTCACCAGCCACAGCACCTTCCAGTTTCTCTTTGAGCCAGTTGGTTGCATCATATCCGAGTTCTTTTTCCTCAAGATCTCTGGTTCTCTTCTCCGGAGTATCCACTCCTGCAACTCTGACTCTTTCTTTCTTGTAAAGATCGAATCCCAAATCGATCGTGACATCCAGCGTATCTCCATCAAGAACTCTGTTGATCTCGATCACTCGAAAGTTGTAGCAACTCTTCCTGCTCGGTGGAACCATTGCAGCCATCTTGTGTCTCCATATATGCTAGACGAAGTATATATATCACTACAAGAGAAACCATCAAAATGAGAAGTCCACATAATATATTTACAGACCAAACTATACTTGAATAATAGTCCATAGTAAGAGTTGCGTAGTAACTCTTACTATATAAACATTTTATTGATTAGAATCAAGTATTTGTGTTGATTCCCTTACCCTTTGGTTCTATTGCAGAAATAACCTTAAGATCTTTTTCTTCTTTTTTCTTTTGTTGTTGATTGGCTTGACCATTTTTAGCAGGGGATAAACCAAAAGCTGCTAATGATCCAGAAAAAACTGAAGCAATAAAAGTTGGATCAAAATCTAAAATCTTTTGTCCATTAGGCATCCTTACATAGGAAAATGTAAGTAATGATGCAGACCAAATTAAAATTGAAATTTTAACGAGATCACTTAACCATTCTCTACTTTCATCATGATCTTTTTCCTTATCCTTTTTGATCATGGTTATTGGTAGTAGGAAAAATTATTTATAAAAAAAGGGGGGTCAATTGACCTCCCTCACAAATCAGTATTTTAATTTTTAATCATTATACTAATAATACCTAAAATAGCAATACTCGAAAATATCTGTAAGATAGTTTCGGTAGTCATCACCAAATGCCTGGAATGATTTGCCCTGTGACAGCATAAGCTCCCATTGCTGCAATTACTCCGAGCATTGCTGCCCAACCATTAATACGTTCTGCGTTTTCATTCATTTTCTTTTACCTCGATTGAAATGTAAGTTGGAATAAGTTGTTGTACGGAATAACTCAGTAATACAAAAAATGCAATACTAGTTGCTGTAAAAAGTAATTCAGCCATCAGAAACCAAATACACCAAAGAAAAATACACTACCACTTGTAACATAAGAAATTACTGCTGCTACAAATCCTAACATTGCTGTACGACCGTTCAGTTTTTCAGCACGTTCTGCATATGTTTCATAACCATATCTCTCCGCATCTGTTTTAGAGATGTACATTTGTGGTTCTCGGGCAAACATATTTTGCCTTCCACCATCTTCAGTTGTTACAGTCATATTACAATTTGTTATAAAACTTTACATATTATATAGTAAAAAAAGACCTCTGTCAAGAGGTCTTTTATAGTCATTTATACCGAATCACTTTAGGGTATCAACAGCAGCAAGTGCTTTCTGACGAAGTTCTTCAGGAAGAGGAACATAACCAAGAGAGTCTGCCTTCTGTTGCTGAGTAGGTGTCAACATCCAACGAAGCATGTCCTTCACATCATCATTCTTTTCATACTCAGGGTATGCCAGAATCCAAGTCAAGGAGACGATAGGATAGGCGTTATCACCAGCAGGGTTAGCATCAGCACCACGGAGTTGATCGTCAAGAACGATCTCACCAAGACCAGCAGATGCAGTCTGAGCAGAAGCTTTCACAAAATTACCAGAACGGTTCTGAATAGCAACCTGTTGTAGGTCACCCTTCACATAACCATAGTTTACATAACCAATAGAACCAAGAGTATTAGTGATAGTAGCAGCAACACCACTATTACCTTTAGAACCAACACCAACAGGCCACTTCACGGCCTTACCTGTACCCACAGTCTTCTTCCATTCGGGAGAGAATGCCGACAGGGAGTTCGTGAACCCCTTGGTAGTGCCACTTCCGTCCGAACGGTGAACTGTAGTAATACGCTTATTATTACAGCCGAAAGCAGCCCAGTTAGTAATCTTGCCGAGGAAAACATCTGCGAGATCAGTTTGGGTCATCTGGACTTCACAACCAGGATAGTTGTAGGTAGGAACGATAGCACCACCAGTCATGGGGATGTGAACCATACCTTCAGCAGGTTGCTTAGCGTCACTTACAGCACCATCAGAGGCACTGAAGTCAACAGTCTTTGCTTTGAACTGACGAACACCAGCACCACTACCAACTGCTTGATAATTGACTTGGTTGCCAGTAACCTTAGCAAGATCTTGGAGCATGTTGTTATACAACATAGCAGGGAAAGAAGCACCAGCACCATTCAGTTTGTATGGTTCTTTTTGACTGACTTCTTTGTTCTCAGTAGAAGCGCAAGCTACCATCAGGGGTGCTGCCAAGGCGGCAGCAACGATTGCTTTGAGTTTCATTTATATAATATCAGAACTTGTTTTTACCTTTGTAATGTTTTTTAGTTTGTCCGTTGAAGACCAGATTATCATAACATCCTTTTCAATTCTTGTCTTTAAAATACGGTTAAGTTAATTTAAGAACAAACCTCAATATATAGAGTATTTTTACTTATTCTTAATGTTTGTCGAGACAAAAAAAGGGTCCCTTGTTTAGGGACCCTAACAGGATTAGATTATTTCCAATTATCTATCAGAAATTGAACTTAACACCAGCCTTGGTGCCATAACCGTTATCACCACCATCGATGCCAGTTGCGAAGGAAACTTCACCATAAACTGAAAGATTCTCAGTAGCAGCAATAGAAGCACCTGCCTTACCAGAGAAGACGGTCTCGCTCTCAGCACCGTCTGGGGAGACGAGGCTAGGACCTGCTTGGACGTAGTATCCTACAGCACCTTCAGAACCTTCATAACCAACGTGGAGGTCGGTTACAGTTCCGGAGTAATCAGAACCAACAAAACCAGAGTTTGCTTCCACATTGACGTAAGGACCTGCAAAAGCAGCACCAGCGGACATGGACAGAGCAGCAGTTGCTGCGAATACAGATTTGATCATTTTTGTTACCTCGTTATTTACTTGTGGAATTTCACCCACAGATGAAAGAAGACTCGACGTGTCTTCGTTTGTTACAGATCATGAAGTTGTCTTTCATGACCATGTATTTATACTATCAGGGAAGAGTGTCCGTGTCAACTCTTATTCGTAGATTCCGTAACTCTTCCGAGATAAGGATCATAATCCATCATCTCTTGAATGGTCATTTGAGCTCCCCTCTGTTGCCAAAAATTCATTTGAGCTTCGAAGTTTGATTTATGAAATACTTCCACATGATCCTGATGAATACTGGAACCCAACTCTGTTCTATAAAGAAGAAGTGGAAGTGCATATGTATTACCTGAATTATAAATCAAATCATCAGCTACTGGTCGTGGTCTTACACCATTGTCCAATTTATATTTGTCACCTCTACAATGAAGATCAATCAATTTTTTAGCATGATGTCTAGTAACTAGATAACAGGCAGTAGAAAACTCATTGACAAATCTTTTATGTACCTTGATATGAATATCTCCTGTACAAATAATTGCAATCTGACAAACATCCCAATCATATGGAATACGAGAATAAAAATCTTTCCAGGTAAAATTCCAGAACCTCACAAGATCTAAACTACAATCATCTTCCATCATAATTGCATAAGGCTCACCAGTTTCATAGAACTGTTTAATGGCATTAAGATGAGATGTAGTGCAACCAATTTCACCACCACTCATATTTTCTGGATATCTTCCTTTAAGAATATGGCTCAAATCATCGTCTCTACCATCGTAGGAGGACACTCTGGTGTAGTTTTTGATTCCCCAGTAGTCAAACTGGGTTTCCATGTATTCTCGTCTCTCTGGCTGTCCATCTAGGTTCAAATAATAGATAGGGCCAATTCCATCCAATTTATACAATGATTTATTTCGATCCATAGATCTTCTCCCAATCAAATCTTACAAAATCTGTTGACCAGTTACCTGTTATTTTTTTACTCTCAAATAATTTATGGTTGTGTGAATTATCTCTATTAATATCAGATTCACCTTCTGGAACATAATCCAAATATAAATCAGTGTATGTACATACATGAAGTTTTCCAATCGACCTATACCAAAAACTTGGATCTGTCCATCCATAATGACCGACTAAATCTTCTTCACATCCACCTACATTCCAATAATCATCTACACGGAGAAGACAAACTGCTGGATGAGGTTGTCCATTCTTTGGATGATTGGGATATCCAGGAACTCTCCTATTAAATTTAAAACACTCTCCTTTTCTACTTGTTGACAACTTTAACATACTATTTGCTAATTCTTCAGATACAAATGTATCCATATCAAGAATGACCATCCAGTCTGTTTTACATTCTTGAGCTGAAAGATTTCTAACACCGGCAATATTGCAATATAAGTCTTCTTTGACTCTATAAATTGATAGGTCAAGATTCTCTAGATTGGTTTCTGAAAGAATTTCCAGTGCAGAAGTTTCACTACAGTCGTCAACTATGCAAAAAGAAAACTGGTCTCTAATTTCTTGAGACCAGGAATTCCAACTTTCAACTTGTTTTATAAGTACGTCATTCTGATTATAGAATGAAAGATTAATTGTAATTTTTTTCATATCACAACTGTGTTTTAATCCATTCTATAATATCAATTTTTGGTTTCCATGTCAATTCTGATTTTGATTTACGAATATCGGCAAGTGTTTCTCTCATCTCTCCAGGTCTTCCTGAAAGATGGATCTGTTCCTCAGAGATAGCATCAGCAATCTCTTGGATACTCCAGTTCTTACCATATCCAATATTATATACTTCTCCCCAATTTTCAAGTTCTTCAAAACTAATCAGAGCATTTGCACTTACAACATCAGATACATGAATAAAATCACGACGTTGAAGTCCATCACCAAAAATAGTAAGAGGATTACCTTCCTTACGCATCTTAAGAAACTTACTCACTGCAGGTGCATAAGTTCCAACATGACGAGCTCTTTCACCATAAACGTTAGTATACCTGAAAGCAACAGTCTTCATACCATATAATCCATAATAAGATTTGACTAATTGTTCACCAGATAATTTGCCAATGGCATAGGCGTTTAGAGGATCCTCTCTCATAGTCTCAACATTAGGAATAGGATTTCTATTTCCATAACAGGCAGAGGTAGAAGAATAAATGAACTTCTCTACACCATTCGCTCGTGCAGCTTCAAGAACATTCACAGTTCCCATCACTTGAGTTTCTATTGTAGGAATAGGATTATCTACCGATGCTTGAACACTTGCTTTTGCAGCAAGGTGATACACATAATCAACACCTTTGAATTTGTCAACGATTTGATGAAAGTTCCTAATATCTATAGGATAGTTTTCTGCATCATCATTCCAATGATAATCGTCATGGCCATCAGAACTTTCATTATCAATAACAATCACATTGTGACCCAAACTAAGAAGTTTATCTACAAGATGTGATCCAATAAATCCAGCACCACCAGTTACAAGAGAAGTTTTCATAATTCTAAATTAAAGTAATAATTCCAGAGTGAAAGAGAATTCTGATCAATACGTTCGGGACATATCCAAGGTTTATCTGCATTGAAATGATAAATGTGACAGGTGTCGAAGTCCTTTCTCTTTTTCCACCTTCTATTATAAGTTTCCGGAAGATGAGTTATCTTTCCGTGTCTTGTGAAGTAATCATTTAAGAATGATTGATCAGACATTCTAATGTCATATTCATCACTATCTAGTGATTCGATAAGCTTATCAAACGTTTCTTCACTGGGTTTAATAACTAAGATTCCACCTTCGATACCACTGTATCCCAACATTTGTGATCCACCATGTACTGCAGATAACTCATCATACTCAAATAAATCATCGATATTTTTGAGAATTAGTGTATCTGCATCAAGATAGACAAGTTTCTCATAATCAGTTTGTTTCCAGATGTTTAACTTAGTAAACATCTTCCAAGCATTGTCTTTATATCGACTCAATACTTTACCACCACCCTTGTAGTGAATCTTATCTACATCAAAGAACTTAATATCAAAGTCCTTTAAAAGTTCTTTTCCTTTATCAGTGACATCATCTGTCACCATAACAATGAGATCTTTTGTATTGCCAGAATGTCTTAGAGATTTATAAAGTGCAACGATTCCAGGAATGTAAGAATCACTACAACTGTAAGTAATGTATGCGTTCATGACTTGTAGATAAAAACTATTCTTCTGTAGCTGACCATTCTATCATAAAGAAGTTTTTTTGGACCATCTTTGTTATATCCATAACGATTGTTCCAATCATGGATGTCCATATTTTGATGAATACTTTCAAAAAGATCTGTAATATGATGACGTTCATTAATCATACCGTCCTTGTTTAGACTTTGACCTTTTGAATTACTCATAGTCTTTGTTGTAGAGTGAAAATCTTTAATGTAAGAACATCCAAGATCTTCAATCACATAAACACCACCAGATTTGAGATGATGTTCGAACATATATCTAAAAGTACTTACCATGTGTTCGGTAAAGTGACTTCCATCATCGATGATGATATCAAATTTCGTATCACCAAATTTTTTCAAGTCATTTTCATTTCCTTGATCACCGATAACTATCTTAAATCCTTCAGATTCAAAACTTTTACATGATGGATCAATGTCCATTCCATAAATCTTACCCTTTGGAAAATATTCTTTCCAAGATCGTAAACTTTTACAATCTCTTACTCCAATTTCTAAAAGATTGATTTTATGTTCCCTTCTATATGAGAAGTTTTCATCATATGGCCCATAATACTCATGAAAGGTTGATTTATCTGTACCATACTTGTCAAAGATTTTCATTAATTCATTCATTTTACGAAAATACCATTTGTGCGTGAGGAATTTTACCTTGATAGATTCCTTTTTCTTTTAGTTTGAAATCTAAGATTGGATTATCGAGATGAATATAAGCAAACAATCCGATGACTTCAATGTCACCCCATCGATATCTATATCCACCTGCCAAATCATTAAACTCTTGAAGATATTGTCTCCACTCCTGAGTTTCAAACATCTTTCTATTATAGATGTTACAGTTTCCACAGTTCCATCTCAGTGTATGGAACATTTCATTATCTACTTTTCCATCTAAACTTTGTCGAAGTTGTTCATTTTTAACATCGACATTGTATTTGTTGACATAATATTTAATCCAGTCAAATAGGTTGGCTCTTGTGTCAAGATGATTGGGATGGAAGTGATTCCAGGTTAGACCTGTACCAAAATAACAATCATTCTTATCTAACTCATCAAAGAAGTTAAAAGGTATTTCTTCCTTAAACCATGAGTCATCATCAATTCTGTGAAGATAGTCAAATTCATCCAACTCTTTGTAATTCATGAAGTTATTCCAGAAGTAATTGGCATGAAGATAACCAACTCTCTGTCTACTAAATGATCTTGCATAGTTATTTGGATAGTTCCAGAACAAATCCTTATCTTCAAGGTGTTCAGGAATCTTCCCTTCTATACTATGGAACCGATACTCCGTATCAGGATTAATCTTCCTTATAGTGTTTCGATATTGTTCATCATCATATCTATCACCATGATAGAAGATAAGAATTGGGTAATTATATCTTGAGTTATAATTTTTATCAAGAGATTCAAGACATTCTTTCAGTAAATTTTTACGAGCAGAAATTAAAAATATACATCCCCTTTTCATTTTAGATACCCTTCAATAATTTCTTTGATTTCTTTTGATCTTACATTCCAGGTTTGTTTTTCTTTGAAATATTCATAAGCTCGATTGATGATCTTGATTCTCTCATCTTCATTGTCGAGGTAGTATTGTGCCTTCTCATAGAATTCATCTACTGTAGAGAACATGACACAGTTTACTTCATCAATGATCATATCACCATAGGTCTTCTCATCCATTCTATTGCAGATTACAAGACTCCTATTACCAGCAAAGATCTCAAAAAATCTTGTACCAACAAGATCAGCAGGTCCAGTAGTTACAAGACATAGTTTTGAGTTGGAAAGATGACGAGCATACTCATCATCAGTAAACATAGTACCAGAATAATTGTTTCTATGTGACCTTGCATTGATAAAGTTTCCAAGTTCACCATTGAGTCTATTCAATTCAGATAAAACTCTTTCTCTAAGATTCTCTGACTGTTCAGGTCTAGTTACACCAGAAAAGAATAGATCATGTTTGTAATCTCCACCATAGTCTCTAAACTGTTTTTCATTAGCAGACCACATAATTCTATGAAATGGAATAGAAGTCTGAGACATGAATTTATCAACATCATGATGGACACTCAAAGCAGCAGTTGCTCTCATCTCTCTAATCCAATCAAGTTTATTCTTCAATCCTGTATATTCTTTATTGAGAATTGGAAACAACTTAACTTTACTATCTCTAATAAGAGTCTGTGGTTTACCTTCTCCACAATCAGTGTGTCCAAATCCAAGAAACACGGCATCATATCCATCAAACTCACTAGTCTTTCTTGGAACAAAGTTTTTGAATTCAATATCAAACTCACTTTTCAATGCATGAAAGATTTCACTATAGTAAGAACAATAACCACCTCTTAATGGTTTATTTGGATGTTCACAAAATAATACCTTCATCGTTTTTTCCAAGTCAAATTGACTTTATTGTCAGGGTTTCCCTTATTTCTAAAGAATGTAAGACCATAACCATAGGGAAGAGTGCACATTTCAAGATCCTTATCTTTAGCAAATTCTTCTACTGCTTTAGACATACCTTCTCCAAGAGAATGATGTCTTGTATCGTGAGTGATGAGAATACCATCGTGTTTCAGATAAGGATAGATGTTATTCAAGTCAACTAAAACTTCTTCTCCAATATGAGAACCGTCATGAAGAATTAAATCATACTGTTCAAACTCAATATCATCAAAGATTTCTGTACTGTTTCCATGATAAAAGTTCCATTGATTACTGGACTTTGTATACTCAGTCACATTTGGATTGTCACTATAATTAGTGACATCACAGCTTGTCAATACACCACCTGTCTTTTCCAATGCATGAAGAATTACATGAGTTGAAAATCCTGATCCAAATTCAAAGACTTGCTTAGACTCCAAACCTCTCACACATGAATACAGAAATCCATAGTGAAGAGACATTCCTGTGTCACCTCTTTCTGCTTTTGCTGTAATCTGTTCTAAAATGTTCATGTTGTACGACTATGATTTGAATAAACGATTTGAGGCATAATATCATTACCTCTGATTGTGTTTGCTCTTCCTGGAAGAATTGATGGTTTAATTCCAAGTTGATGGCAAACAAAAGGGAAACTAATTTGATCTCTAGAGGAGAACATACAAATCTGTTCCCACCACATCCACCCCATCCTTTGAGTCAATGGAGTGTTTCTCTGTACTCTCACTGGTAGTTCATATAAACCATTCTTTCTCGGGTACTTCATATCCTGATAGAATGAAAGTTGATCTTCTACCAAGTTTTGATGATCGAAATTGATTCTTATGACTTCTTTTCCTTCATCATATACACAGTTCTGACTGGGGTGTTTGAATACTGCAACATCAGTTTCTTTCAAATATTTATTCACCACTTCATAGGGATCAGTTTCTAATCGGTGAGTAGAATCTACCCAGAAGAAATAATCATACTCGGGGAGGAATGCAAAAGGAAGAATTTTATAAACCTTAGCGTTCCTACGATTTTTATATCTTAGATCACTTGAAAATGGAATTACAGAATGTACATTCCACCCATTTGGTTTACTTGTATCATCCACAAATGCATGATAGTCAACTCCCTCAAAAGAAAATGGGGTGATTAATTCATTAGATCCAATAGAAGATGTTACTACAGCGATTCTCATAACTTATATTTTTTTATACAATATTCAGTTTCTCTAGAAACATATTCTTCTCTACGTTTATTAACTTGAGAAGAAATCTGATGATCTCCAACTCTATTCGATATCAAGACATCATTCAAAAATATTGGTCTACCATACCTCTCATTCATTCCATAATAAAATTCACAGTCCATAAAGTAGACAAGAGTTTCATCAAATCTATTCTCAACTTCTTTTCTGAAAGATAAAACAGATGGAGAGCTGATCGTATTTACACCCTCAAGTAACTTATTGTTCCAAGTAGGGTACATTTCCCAGTAAAAAGAATGGCCATCATCTTGGGTATGATTACAACCATTCACCAACCACATTTTATCACTATTTTCAAATTCATTATGAATCTTTTCTAGTGACTCATCATCATAGAAAAAATCATCTTGAAACATTACTTTAATAATATCACCAGAACACATCTCTATTGATTTATTTGTATTGAATGGTCCATTTCCTCTGTTCTCTTCGTTTCTTGAATAGATAATATCAAATTTATTCTGAAATTCTTTGACCTTATTAAACACTTTATCATCTTTACTATGATCAGAGATACAAACTTCAAAGTTTTTAAATGTTTGTATCTCAATTGTTCTTAATAAGTCATCAAGAAACTCACCACCTTTACCATAACATTCCCATGTTGGAATTGCAATAGATATTTTCATATAACTTCCCACTCATCAGGATACAAGTCCTTAGTATTCAGGTGTGAATTATTGGGGCCAAACCATTTAGATGGTGCAATCACTTTACCTTTATTTGCCAACCAAGCACCCCACCAAGAAAAAGTAGAATTTGCAATAATAAAATCATTACATTGAGACATCAAATATAGATCATGATAAGAACTATTTCCAGTAGAAACAATAAACCTATCATCATCAAATAGTGGCTCTTCCATAGCCCATCGAGGATCATCTGTAAATACTATGACTTGTCGATTCGAATCAAACTTACTTAAAGCCTCTTTATAATAGTCGATTGAAAGATTGTGATGATTACTAGAGTTCTTTAAAAAATCTCCTCTTCGAACATGTAAGGCAATGGGATTATCATAATGAGAATCTATAATATCCAAACACTCTACAACAATATCATCCTTAAATGTAAAATCTTTTCTAATTTCATCCTTAATATATTTAAAATATTTCTCCGATTGAAAAAATCCAACCAGATTATAGTCAAATCTTTTATCAAAATTAAAATATTTACGGTTTACTTCAAACCCTTCTTCACGAAGTTCCTCTCCATTTATAAAACCTTCATTAAGAAGTTCGATTTTAAAACAATTAAACAACTCAATATGAAGTTTATTTCCTAAAACATCAACTAAAACTTCATCATGATTAGGAATCGTAAAAGGAACTCCATGATATGATGCAATACCTTTTGTAGAAGCATATTGGAACATCTGGTTTCCTAGTTGTCCCAATTTTCCTAAGTAATTAAATCCTACAGTCATAGTTTCATTTTAATTCTTAATTGTTCATTAATCCATTCATAGGTTTTAGTAATTCCTTCCTCAAGTGTCATTTCGTAATCCCAGTTAAGTTTCTCACGAATTAAGTCATTATTGGAATTACGTCCACGAACACCAAGAGGTGCATCAAGTCTATGCCTTCTCTGAATTATTTTACCAGAAACCTTAGAGATAACACGAACTAATTCATTAATAGATACCATTTCCTCAGAACCAATATTCACAGGTCCCATGAAGTCGGAATCCATCAATCTTCTAGTAGCTTCAATACATTCGTCAATATAAAGGAACGATCTGGTCTGTTCACCATCTCCCCAAACCTCAATTGCACCACCAACATCAGGAACAGAAGCTATCTTTCTGCAAATTGCTGCAGGTGCTTTCTCTCTTCCACCGTCCCAGGTTCCCTCAGGACCGAAGATATTGTGATACCTAGCAATGCGAACAGGAATATTATAATTGCGATTGTATGCAAGGTATAGTCTCTCACTAAAGAGTTTCTCCCATCCATATTCCGAATCTGGGTCTGCTGGATATGCTGATTCTTCACGACAATCGGGGTTGTTAGGGTCAAGTTGGTTATGTTCTGGATACATACACGCAGAACCAGAATAGAAGATCTTAGTTCTATTCACTCCATATTTATCATTAAAAATACGTTGTTGTTCAAGAACATTGAGGTTGATAGAAACAGAGTTGTGCATAATATCTGCATCATTTTCACCAGTGAATACAAATCCAGCACCACCCATATCAGCAGCAAACTGATAAATTTCATTAAATGGTTGAATATAAAGATAAGGAACTGAATTGTAGAAGTTTCCTCTTTCACCTTTATATTCAAGACAACGAGAAACGAAATCTACGTCACGTAGATCACCCTGAATGAATTCGTTTGCTTCAGTTTCAGAAAACTCAGGACGCTTAAGATCAACACCTCTCACCCAGTATCCTTCAGATCGAAGCCTCTTTACCATATGACTTCCAATAAAACCACCAGCACCAAGTACAAGTGCCGTCTTTTTATAATCAGACATTAAATTTTAAATCTCACACAATATATATTATACAAAAAAAGAGGGGTTATGACAACCCCTCACCATAAACTTAGGTTTTTTCATGCACGCCACTTACTTTTTAACCAGAAGTAAGAAACTGAGCGGGAGTGTTATCTCCATCCGCACCACTTGTTTTATTGAAACAAGAAACTATTAATAGGGTCATTAATGACTCCACCAGGATTTTTAAAGTCTCTCCATGACTTCGGGATTGAAGGGGATCCTTCACCGACCAGTTTTTTTTACGACTCTCCATGTCTCTCTAACCTTTTTCTTGCCCAGTATTGTTTTTTAGCAAGAGATAATTTTAATCTTGTTTCTGAAGAAAATTTTTGAGGATTTTTCTTCTTCGTTTCTTTGATTTTATTCTTATGTTCTTCAGTTAGAGGTTTTCCATATTGTGGATGATTAACTCCACTCACAGATTTTGATATTTTCTTTTTAGATTCATCTGAATGTTTTTTACCAGTCCAAGATGGAAGATTATTATTTATTTCTCCACCATCTGTTTTGTTTTCTAATAAACCACCTTCAGTTTTCTTTCCAAACAAAAATATCATATACATTTCATGCATAAATGCTTCCTGTTCTGTAAGATTATCTTTCAGAATAAGAATTCTGTCTTTCGGGGGGACAGAAACATTACCATGAACACGATATGCTCTGCGTCCTTTACCTTTTCCAATATAATATGGTTTGTTATTTGTATCGAAATAACAATAAGTGTAAAAATGACGCATAACTACCCTAGATACTTATATCTATTTATAAAGCAGGGTAGTTATAGTCCTTCCGAGATTCAAAGAAGACCTTTTGAAAGTTTCCCAATATTTAAAGAAGGGGTTTTCTTAAGAACTTCAATCAAAACATCAAACTTTTTTTCCAATTCAGAAGTATCTGAAGTCGAAGATTCTGATTTTTGATTTGAAAGTTCTTCAAGTTTTGCCTCGATAACTTTCAGTCTTTGTTCTACTTCTTGATCATACTGAGACATATATGCCCCACTTTCAGAAGTTGTAGAAGTTTTTCTTCTTGTTGTTGCCATGAAAATTTCCAATTCTAGATTTATTTAGAAACTTTATCTCTGACATAACAAGGCACTCCAGCAGGGTCTAGCCAGAGAGTATAATCAAGGTCTTCCATAGCAGTCAGAAGTTGCATCTGATTGTCAAGAAGGTACATGTCAGAGTAACGATTAGTATATTCATTTGCTTTTTGAATACGATAATCTGGGTTTCCATTCTCTAGAACACCACTCTCAACATAACGATAAGGAAATCTTTCAAGAAGAACATTCATGTTCAAGCAACCTCAAAGGATTTCAGATCTTCAGCAAGACAGTCAAGAAGAATGTCATAATCATCAAGAGGATCACCAGAAAAAGCTACTCCACCATTTTCGTAAAACCTACGAACTTTTTTGTAAAGTTTCGGATTCTTTACATCAAGAAAGAAGTCTCCGTCAACTGCGGAACGAAGGGTAGAAATGTCTTTTTTGAATTTAGAAGTGATAGTCATTGTCTTGAATGTTGACCTTAGTATTATAAGGGTTTGACAGGGGTTCTGTCAATAGAGGATGGATGGTATTCTATCCTATGCAGGTTAAGGGAATTGAACCCTTCTTAGCCGCTTTATGAGAACGGAGCATTCAACCAGATTGCTAAACCTGCTCGTTTAGGAATTCTTCCCAACTACCTCCATAGTGTATCATATGATGGCAGTTATGGCAAAGAAGGTCGCATTTATCAACTTCTTCCTTAACAAATTCCCACTTTCTATTTGCGAAACTTCTCCCATCAAGTTTTAACTCTTTTTGGGATGGGTCTCTGTGATGAAAACATAGAGTTGCGGGTCTATCTTCACCACAAGTTTGACACTTACCACCTTTGTATTGAAGTGCTTTCCATTTATTAGAATAACCTCTTGCTTTTTGTTTGGTATAAGTGTTCCTATCTTTGATTACAGGATCATTTTTATACCTCCATTTTGCTCTACAAGATTCACTACACCATTTTTTAAGTGCTCCTTTTGTGATTCTTTCGTTAAGAATATCACATCCACA